ATCTGGACAGGAAATTTCAAAACTATTTAGACGGGTATTAACCATGAATCTGCAACACCTAAACGATTTAAGCGGATTAAAATTCATGCCCGTCAAGGCAAACAAAATGCCTATCGTGAAAGGATGGCAGACGTTTGCGGGAGAGCATGATTTGTCAAATTGTAGTGCAGTAGGTTTGGTGTGCGGTAAACTTTCGGGCGGGCTTGAAGTCATTGATGTGGACACGAAGTACGACCTGACAGGAAAGATATTTGAAAACTACAAAAGGCTTGTCCACGAAATAGACAAAAGTATCCTGAATAAAGTTGTCGTTCAGAAAACAAAAAGCGGCGGCTATCACATCATCTACCGATGCAGCGTTATTGCGGGCAATCAAAAACTAGCAAACCGTCCGACAACGAAAGATGAAAGAGATTTCACTTACACCGACACATATAACGCAGAGATCACCAAAAGCCAATCCGATGCTGAAGCGAAAAAAATCGCGCAGAAAGCATCCGACAACGACAAGGTTCGGGTTTTATTTGAAACAAGAGGGGAAGGCGGCTATATTATGTGCTTCCCGTCACAAGGGTACGAATTAATTTATGGCGATTATTACAGCATCAACGAAATCACACCAGAAGAACGCGAAGTGCTTCACGGCATCGCTAGGCAGTTCAATGAAGTGGTGGAAGAATACATTGTCCCGATTAAAACAAAAACTTCGATCAGGACAAAAGGACTTTCACCATGCGACGATTATAACGAGCGCGGTGATGTTGTCGGACTACTTCAGCAACATGGTTGGAAGATTGTAAATACTCGCGGGACAAAAACGCATTTGCGCCGACCTGGGCAAACTACTGCGATGACTTCAGGTAACTTTGACAGCAGCAACAATTGGTTCAGCGTTTTTACCACAAGCACAGAGTTTGAACCAGAACGTGCATACTTGCCGTATGTGGTCTTTGCCGTGTTGGAATGCAATAAGAACATCAGCGAGGCGGCTAAAAAACTTTACGATCTCGGATACGGCGACAGGCACGATGAAGGACAACTGAAAAAAGAAAGCACCCGCGTCATTCAGTCCAGAATAAAACCAGACGACAACGACTATTCGTTTCTTGCAACTCCAAACGACTATGACGGGTACTTAAAACAGGTTATAGATGGCACACTGCCAATGGGATTGACTACAGGCAGCCCAACACTGGATGTAAATTATTTGCTGAAAGAAGGGGACTTTGTGATGACTAATGGGATTGATAACACAGGGAAAAGCGTTTGGGTGTGGTGGTTATGTTTGCTTGCCGCAATGTATCACGGATGGAAAGGAATTATTTTTTCAAGCGAAAATACTATTGGGGCATTCATGCGCAAGATGATTCAATTCTATTGGGGTAAACCTTTGCGCGGCAATAACGCGATGACGCAGATGGAATACGATGTTGCTAAAAAATTCATTGAAGCCCATTTTAAGGTTATCAAAGCGCAGGAAGACTTGTTCAACTACAAGGACATCCTCAATATGGTCAAAAAGACAAACAAAATATTTCCGGCAAAGTACGGTATGATCGACCCATACAATTCATTGAAAATTGATTTAAGCGGATTCAGTAAGCTAAACACGCACGAATATCATTACGAAGCATTAAGTGAGTTAAAGGCTTACGGGCAACAAAACAATTTCGGCTGGTTCATCAATCACCATGCAGTCACAAATGCTGCCCGCGCAAAAGACGCTGAACGAAAGTATCCGCTTGCTCCAACAAAAGCAGATACGGAAGGTGGTCAAAAAGTAGCGAACAAAGCGGACACCTTTTTAACGATACATCGCATCACGCAACATCCTACCGATTGGATGGTTACAGAAATCCATGTGCAGAAAATAAAAGATACTGAAACAGGGGGCAAGCCTACGCCGAAAGATTCGCCTGTCAAATTTGAAATGTATAAGCATGGGTGCGCTTTCATAGAGCGTGTGGATGGTTTTGGTAATGCTGTAGATCCTATTCAGAAATGGCATCAAACTAAAAACGGCGGCACGTATCAGCCAGAATTAAGAGTGGATAGCAGTAAAAACAATTTCACATGGTCGCCGCTGCCCGACGATAAAAAGGACTTGTTCGACGACGAAACACCTTTTGGCAAATGACAAAGAAAAAAACGAAAGCACCGCCTGAACATTTCTGGAATGAACTGGTCAGTTTGTATTTCAGGTTTTGTAATGAGAAGTTCCATGACGTTCCAACATTTTCCGGCTCTGCTCCAAGAGACATGAAGGAAATCATCATTGCCCTTCGCAAACGGGCAGAGCATTCCGGCTATGAATGGAATCACGAAACAGCTACGACAAGATGGTGGGCATTCTTGGAGTTCGCATACCGCAGCGATGCGTGGTTGCGTGACCATTGGTTGCTGTCCCACCTGAACAGAAATAAAGATGCTATTTTTCTTAATCATTCAAAACAAAAGAAGTGATAAGGAGCATTCGGGCAAGGCTTAAACATGAGGGAAGGAATTTGAAGGTGTTGTTGAATGCGGAATACGCGAACAGTCGTTTAAGAAGTCCGAAGTGCCGACATACTACTTGGAAAACAAAATATGTTTATACTCCCGAACCATGCTAACCATTATACCAATAGAATTTGATGAAGCCTGCGCCTTTGTAAAAGCCGTACACAGACACCATAAACCTCCAGTAGGACACAAGTTTTCTATTGCGCTTTCGGATGGCGAAAAGGTGGTAGGTGTTGTAATGATTGGGCGACCTGTTGCAAGAAGAATTGATAATGGATGGACGCTTGAAGTGAATAGGCTTGCAACAGATGGTACACGAAACGCTTGTTCGATGCTGTATGCGACAGCGTGGCGGGCGGCAAAAGCAATGGGCTATAAAAAACTTATTACTTACATTCTTGATACGGAAACGGGGACATCATTGAAAGCCGCAGGATGGAAGTGTATAGGCGAAGCAGGCGGCGGGTCATGGAGCAGTAAGTCGCGCCCAAGAGTTGACAAACACCCAACGCAAACAAAAATAAAATTTGAAATAGCAGCATGACAGCAACAGACAGATACGGAAACGAATACAGGGTAGGGGACATCGTGCAGATGAAAGATTTTCCTGTCCTCTACAAAAGTATGTTAGGTAAAAAAATTGAAGTAGTGGACATCACCAAAGTAGAATGTTGTGAAAGCGGATTCAATATTTTGGGAAGGTGCGTAGAAACGGGAACTACATTCAGAAAATATCTGGATACAAATTGGTTTCAAAAATTAAAACAAACGACATGATAAAAATGCAAGTCATCGGACATCTTGGGAAAGATGCAATCGTAAACAACGTCAACGGAAAATCAGTAATGAATTTCAACGTTGCCCATTCAGAAAAATTTAAAAACGCGCAAGGTGTGCAGCAGGACAAAACAATCTGGATTGATTGTTCATACTGGAACGATCGCACAGCCCTTGCCCCGTACCTGAAAAAAGGAACGCAGGTGTACGTAGAGGGACAACCGGAAGTGCGCAGCTACGCGAAGAACGACGGGACAACGGGCGTATCGCTTAACCTTCGTGTCCAGAATGTCCAACTACTCGGAAGCAAACAGGAAGGACAGCGAAATGAACCTGTGCAGGACAACACGAATACCGGAAGCGATATTTCACCCGAACCCGTAGACGATTTGCCTTTTTAAGTGAATCACGGATCTCTTTTTTCCGGTATGGGCGCGTTTGATCTCGCTGCACAATGGATGAAATGGAATAATCTTTTTCATTGCGAAATCAATCCATTCTGCCAGCGCATTTTAAAATACTATTGGCCTGAAGCAAAACTTTATGCAGACATCAAACAAACAGACTTCTCTATTTGGCGCGGGCGAATCGACATCCTCACAGGAGGGTTTCCTTGCCAGCCATATTCAACCGCAGGGAAACGAAAAGGTAAAGAAGACGAACGCCACCTGTGGCCTGAAATGCTTAGAGCGATACAGGAAATTCAGCCACGCTGGGTCTGCGGGGAAAACGTTTTGGGATTGCTTAATTGGAACGGGGGAATGGTATTCGACGATGTGTGCGCTGACCTGGAAGCTGCGGGGTATTACAATACAATCACGCCGCAAGGAAAAAGGAAAGTTTTCCCGATTGTACTTCCAGCTTGTGGTGTCAACGCCCCGCACCAACGCTACAGGATTTTCTTTATTGCCCACACCGAATGCGTCGGACAACAGGGACAGGGGCGGACCGAAAGATGCGGCTATAAAGAGGCGCGCAATGCTCGGCAAGCAAGTGGGACTTTCGATGATGGTAAATGGAAATCTAAATCCCCGTTGCGTGATGGAAATGATGGGCTTCCCGACAAACTGGACGGAATTACCATTTCAGACTGGCGACAAGAAAGTTTGAAAGCGGGTGGCAACGCTGTCGTGCCCCAACTTGTTTACGAGATATTCAAATCAATACAACTATACGAAACTGTTAAATAGAGCAATAGTATTTTTTTTTCTATTTTTACCACAAACTCCAATTATCTGTGGATAACCAAACCCCGTCCAAAGCCCCTACGCCTAATTTTGGCGACATCCTCTTGCAAGTGCAATTCGCTAATCCTTCACAGCGTAACGATAAAGAGTTCGGGCGTAAGCTACTTTCCAGAATTTACAAAGAACAGAACAACATAGGTTCTGTTTTTTTCTTTGCGGGAAGGGCAGCGCAGTTGAAGGAGAACCAGAAGTGGGCGATGGGCAGGCAAACAGTGCAGGAGTTTCTTGACCTGCTTAAAATCGACGGTAACAACGCCTATACGGGCATCGACCCGACACCTAACCGGACAGGTCCGCAGTTCGTTGAAACGCTCGTCAACTCAATGGCGCAAAACGACGAATATCCATGCGTGACGGCGGTGGACGATGGTTCCATGACCATCAAGGAAAAACGCAAGATGGACGCATACACCCGTATGCACTCCCAACAGCAGATCGCCGCAATGGAAGAAGCGTCGGGCATGATGCTTGAACCGCCTGATGCCTATGTGCCCGAAGATGAACTGTCCGCAGAAGTGTATTTCAAGTTGCAGGATCGCTTGCCCATCGAAATCGAATTTGAACAGAAGGTTGAAAAGACGATGCTGGACAACGAATATCCCATGCTAAAGCGCAGGTTACTTCGTGACGGTATTGTGGGCAACATCATGGTCAACAAACTGGAACGGGAAGGTTACGGCTTTATCGGCATCCGCAAGTGTTCCATTGCCAACATGATTTACAATTTCTTTATGAGTGATTCGGGCAAGATGGAACTGACCTACATCGGGGAGGTCTACAGCCTGAAGGTGCGCGACCTGCGTAAAAAGTACGGACGCAGCATGAGCGAAAAGGAAATTTTCGACATCTGTAAAACAGCAACAGTGATGAACGTCGCCAATCGCTTTACGTATCAGTGGATGGAAACGTACCAGTATGCGACCGACCGCCCGTATGACGATTACAACGTAATGGTTTTTGATTGCGAAATAAAAGTCTTCGATACCGACCATTGGGTGAGCAAGCCCGACAAGTACGGTAAGGAAATCATCGACCTGAAAAAAGGTGTTCCCAAGCCAACAAGTGAAGACGCAAAGGTTATCACCAAAAATAAATTCACCGTGTATCGCGGTGTGTATGCGATTAACTCGGACAAGATGCTCTATTGGGGTTTGCCCGACGTAGTGATAAAACCTTACCAGGATATTTCCGAAGCCCTCTTTTCCTACACGATCAACATTCCCAACAACGACGGCGAATACATCCCTTCGCTATTTGAAAGGGCACTGGAACCGTTGAAGCAATACGTCCTGTGTAAATTCAAGCTGAAGCAATTGATCGCTGCAATGGCTCCCGCAGGCATCAGTATCGACGTTGAATCTATTCGGGACATCGAAATGAACGGAAAGATTCTGCCCTGGGAAGAAATCGTGAAGATCCGCAATCAGTCGGGCGTAGTGCTGTGGAGTTCCCGCAGTGCAGTTAATCCGATGGAGGGCAACCAGAAACCGCCGATTGAAGGAATTGCCAATGCAGAAAGTGTTGCCCAGATCAATGAACTGGCAATGGTGATGGACAGGTCCATGCAGGAAATTCGCAGCGTTTTGGGCGTACCGCTTTACCGCGACGGCTCTGATCTGCCGCCACGCATGGGACAGGGTGTTATCCAAAACCAGACCGCCAATGCCAACAACGTTACCGACTACATCAAGTGGGGATACAAGTCGCTCATTCAGGAAACACTTCACAAGATTTGTATTCTGAAGTGGGACGAAGTGGTGCTGAAAGAGGGCAAGCACGAACACATGGACACGATACTTCAGGTCGATGTGGAAATGAAAGCCACTGAATACGAAAATCAACTGATTGAAAATAACATTGCCACATGGTCGAAGACACCGGACGGCAACGGTAACTTTTTGCTGTCACCAAAAGATGTGTTCTTTATCCGCAACATCAAAAACTACAAGTTGCAGGATTTGTATTTGACCAACATGGTCGAGCAGAACCGCAAGAAAGCAATGGAACAGTCTGCGAAGTTGCAGCAGCAGAACGGGCAGATACAACAGCAGAGCGCACAGCAGCAGTTGCAGGGTAAGTTGGAAATCGAAAAGCTGAAAAAGCAAATGGATTCGCAGGTGAAGGATGCAGAGGGCAAGAACAAGAAACAGGAAATCCTTTTGGCTGGCTTTATGAAGATGCTCGAAACCACAGGCAACGTTCCGCCGATACTACAGCCCGCAGCAGAACAGATCGTGAAAAGTATTATCCTTCCATTGGTGCAGGAAAACCAAGCGCAGGAACAGGAAATGGCTGCGCAGCAACAAGAGCAGCAGCAGATGGAACAGATACAACAGATAGCCCAAGAGAACGGCATACCCGTAGAGGAAGTGATGGCGCAGCTTAACGGAACGCAGCCACCGCAGCAACAACAATCGCAGCAGCAACCGCAAGCGGCATGAACATGAGGGAGCAGGTCATACAGCTTGTCCTGAACATACCCGATGGTATGCGCATAGGGGTTTTTGTAGATGAAATATTTGTCCCCATCTGCACCGATCATTCCGACATCGAAGCGGTCATTAACGAGAACGGGCAGCATGAAGCTGCCTTTGTCATACGACCTTGTTTGTGCAACAGGGACGACCTGCCCATCAGTAAAAAAATCGACAAGGAAAAACTTAACTGATGGAACAGATCGAGATACAGGGAATCGTTTGCTCTTACCGTAGCAAAGAAGAAGGGGAATTCGCCCTTTACGAAAATCTTCCACAGGACGAACAGTATTTCAAAAGAGTTACTTCGCCTTTCACCGACGATGAACTCATAAATATCGCTAACCGCGAACACAACTACACCGATCTTCAGAAAAAATGGGTTGCCGACCAGAAAGCACTTTTCGGTAAAGGGCTGTATGCGTACATCAACGGTGTACTGACTTTTATTCCTGGTGCTTATTGGGCGTATGTAAATTTCTGGACGCTGGAACATGGCGAGAAGCCGGAGTACCGCGAAGATGACAGGCTGTTTTTTTTATTCCACGAATACCTGCGGCTCGAAACAAATGCGCTTGGCCTTGCCCGTCTGAAAGGTCGTCGTCAGGGCGCAACATCTATTGCGATGTTTTTCATGTGGTTCATTGGCGGGCGACAGGAACACGCCCTTTGCGGAACGACTTCATTCAACGATGACGCGGCAGCGAAGAACTTCAGCACCATGTTCGTGTATGGGTTCAAAGCCATGCTGCCCTGCTTTCAGGAAGACTTCGACACCGATTCGGATAAGTTCATACGATTCGTCAAACCAGTTGATAAAAAGAAAAAAGGCGTTCTTGCGGTAAAGCGTGAAGGATTGAATAGCTATTGCGATTTCATGTCCAACACCATCAACTCTTACGATTCAGGAAGGCAGACCTACAATGTCCCCGACGAGTGGGGCAAGAGACAGAAACTTGATTTCAATTCTTACTGGTCGCGCCTGTATAAAACATTTCTGGTAGGTTCCAATAAAGTAGGATTTGCGTACCTGCCCTCTACAATGGCAGCAAAAAAAGAAGGTGGCGAAAACGGTAAACTATTTTGGCGCAATGCCAATCAGTATGCCATTGACCGCAACACCGGAAAGCCTGTTGGCATCAACACATCCAATCGTGTAGTAAGATATTTCGTTCCCGCCACGCTATGTTATTCCGGTTACATCGACAAGTTCGGGAAAAGCATTGTCGAAGATCCATCCGAACCCGTCCTGACCAATGAAGGTAAGTATGTAACTGAAGGTTCACGTACCGTTATCCTGCGTGAACGTGAAAGACTTGAAGGCAATCAGTTGATGGAACACCGAAGGGACTATCCTTTGGACGAATATGACGCTTTTGCTTTCGAGACAGGTTCGTGCGAATTCATTGAAAAAAATCTGATTGACCGCATTCAGTTTCTTGACGAACATCCTGACATCGCCTTCTGGCGACAAGGGCGTTTGTACACAGAATACGATGACAATAAAAAAATGATTGTCAAGTTCGCTGACGACCATAAGGGCGAATGGTTCATTAAGGAATTCCCGATGATTGAAAACGCATACAAGGTTTCAGGCGGCGGGCAGCATGAAGCACTAAACACGCTTGCATACAGCGGTGGGGCAGATACCTACAAAAACATTTTTGCCGACGAAGGTTCTGAAGGCGTGGTCTGCATCACCAGTAAGTCAAGGATAGTGGGCGGAGAAGAAAAAGGATTGCTGCCCGTCGCTTTTTTTGTTGGTCGCCCGCGACTGATACGACAGTTCAACGAACAGGTTTTTCTTGGGTCGCTATGGTACGGCTGCAAAATCAATTATGAAATAGATGCAGGTTCATGGTTCTGGGAAAACTTTTTGGAATGGAACGCAACCGGACTGCTTGAATGGACACCTGCAATAGATCTCACCAATAAGAATTTTAAAATAAAGCCTGGAACCGAATCGGGCAACCCATTCCAGTTGGCAAAACAGTTGGAAGTGGCGAAGATGTATTATGACGGGACAAGCATTGAGAAGTATAACGGGCAGGTACACCGCGTAACATTTGCCCCGCTGCTAAAAGATTCTCTGGCCTACAATCACAGCGAACGTACACCGCATCACTTAACCGTTGCATTTATGATGAGTTTGCTGCCAATTCTTTCACAAACTCGTCCGCCGCGTCCACCGCAGGAAAGAAAAATTCAAATCATGCCAACGTATAAAATCAAAGTATAGTGCCTAAGCGTTTATACTTATTTGTCAAATATTTATCGTTTCAATTTTGCGATTTTTGAAATCCGTAATAAAAAAGTCTACATTTGTTTATACATAACCCCTTCCCTATTTCGTATGGAAACCACCGTTGAGGAAATTAAGCAGCAAGTGTTTGGCATACAACCCGCACCTGCAACCGAAAAACCCGCTGAAACGTCAGCGTCAACCGAAACCGCTTCAACCGAAGGCGGTTCTACTTCTCCCGAAACATCTGACACTACAGTTAATCAGGACGGCGCAATCAATCAGCCCGCAGCAATCACGCCCGATTATTCTGCATATCTAAAAGAAACTTTTGGCGTAGAGAAAGCCGACGACATCAAATCGCAGCTTGCCCGCGTACAACAGTTGGAAGCGCAGGCGCAGACACCAGCAGAATACCAGTTTGCCAATGAACAGGCGAAACTTCTTGCCAATGCCATTAATTCTGGCAACTTTCAACCGCTGAAAGAATATGTGGATACGCAACTGATGCTGTCCAACACCGAAGGAATGACTGAAGAACAAAAGCTGAAACTCAAAATAAAAATGGAGAATCCGCTTTTCAGTGATGCTTTGGTGCAGGAAGAATATGACGAAGTGTATGGCGTGGACGAAGATGCCGACGAAAGAGCGAAGTTGAAGATTCAGCAGAAGCGCATGAACGATGTGAACGCTGCCCAACAGTTGTTCAATGACAAAAAATCAAAAGTTGTTTTACCCGAAATAAAAGCCCAGACAAACGAAGATCCTGAATACACTGCCTGGAAAGCAAACCAGGAAAGGCAGAACGCAGACAGGACAGAGAATGAAACGGCTTATACCAAAATCAGTCCGAAGGACATAACAAACACATTCAAGTTTAATGATGAAGCCAATAAACTTGCATTCGATGTTTCGTATGAGCCTGACGCGGAAAGTTTTGGTGAAGTGCTTAATACTGTTATGGACGATCAAAAATTTCTTTCGATGTACGCGAATCAGGATGGAAGCCTTGACCGCGCTGCATTCTTAAAAGACATTTACAATGCCCGTAACCTTGATAAAATCGTGAACCAAGCAATTGTGCAAGCGGTTAATCAAACAAAAGCATGGTATCTCAAAACCCAAAAGAACATCACGGATACTGGCGTGAGAAATTTCGACACACCAGAGCCTACAGATGTTGACAGGTTGAGAGGTCAGATTTTCGGGAAGTAACAGCCTTGTTTTAGAATCCAATATCCAAATCATCCTTAAAATCCAAAAATCCAAATGGCTTCAGCAGTTATAAATCCAGCGTTAGGTGCGCCAGGACCCGTCACCTACCCATCGGGCGCGACAAACGCCGCCCTGTTCAATGACATGAACATCATCATCCCCGATCTTATACCAGAACTGTTCGACAGATATGGTGCAGAGAACTACGGGATGCTTCTCGATTTCATGGGTCCAATCGGCGGAGTAATGCGCTCTGTTACCGAAAAGACAGTTTCAAAAACACGCCTTTTCGACCATTATGAAAAAGGTCGTGCATTCCCTTCAGGTATTGTGAATGCTGATGTTACTGGCGCAACTGCCGGAGCATCCATCACCATCACCCTGAAAGTCGCTTCGCACACTAACGCAGGAACAGAATCAGGTTTCCGCGCAGGCGACATCGGTTTCATCGGTTCAACAGGTGTGAAATTTCAGGTAGGAACAGTAACACGCACCACAAATGCGTTCACGGTAGTTCTGAAACCTGTCAACACACTTCAGACAATGGCATCTGCTGGTCAGGCTTCAACCTGTCTTGCTAACGAAACTTTACTTCTGGTGGGCAACCAAGCAGCAGGTGAAGGTTCTGATGCAATGCTTGGATTAAGCACTATCATCTACAAGATAGAAAACAGCACCACAGAAATCCGTGATGACTACCAAATCACTGACGTTGCAAAAATGAATGCTACCCCAATCAACTTTGGCGGTGGAAATTACTCTTACTACAAACTTGCCCAGACCGAATTCAACAAGCGGTATATGTATTCTGTAGAGAATGCAGTTATCGAAGGTGTTGATGCGGACAACTTGGGTTCCGGTACTGTAGGTACTGACGGCGTGATTCCAACAGTGGAAGCAAGCGGTTCTGAAATTGATTACACAGTTGGCGCAATGACGATCTCTGATCTTCAGGCTTGCGTTCGTGTATGGCAGAACAACGGTGGCCCTTCAGAGTACCATATCCTTCAGGAAACAAACCAACAGGACGATGTTGACAACCTGCTTTTCGGCAAGTACAACAACGGCGCAATCCGTTACGCTTCTGTAGGCGCAAATGAAACTGCATCCGTTTCTTACGGGTTCAAATCATTCAGCGTGAAAGGTGTTTCCATTCACTTCTGGGTGTACAAGAACTTCTCTGTACCGACTGTGTACGGTCTGACCCCTTCACTTGGTTACAAAAAACAGAACTACGGTCTTGCGATTCCGCAGGGTGTGGTTGCTGATGCCAATGACGGTGCGCTTCGCCCGAATATGCAGTGGGTTTATCAGGAACCTACACCTGGAGTTCGTTTCCAGACATGGGAAACTGGTGGTATGGCGGCTGCGAACAAAACATCTGTTGCTAAACTGAATCTTCATCAGTTGTGCAAGGTGGGTGGACGCACGATTGCACCACAGCAGTTCAGTGTATTTAAAGGGAGCTACTAATCAACGAGTTGCGCAGTTTGCGCTTGTGCAACTTAGTTTAATAATCTTTTCAATCTGGGTACTACGGTGGGCGCAAAACGCCGTAGCCCTTTTTGAAAAAAATGGAACAGGAAATTTGGAAGCCCATTAAAGGATATGAAGGATACTATGAAGTATCTAACATGGGTCGAATAAAAAGTCTTTCCAAAAGTTGGGTGACAGGTGAACGGTGGGGCGTAAGAACAAAAGAAGAAAGTTTTTTGAAATTCGGGCTTGCGAAACGACAGAAGACCAATTATTACCGAGTGGTACTTTGTGTTGATAAGGCGAAACTGAATAAGTCAGTTCATCGGATAGTCGCAGAGCATTTTTGCGACAACCCTAACAACCTAAATGTTGTAAATCACTTGAATTCAAACCCGCTTGACAATCGGGCTGACAACCTCGAATGGACTACAGCCAAAGGAAATGTGCTTCATTCATATACAAGCGGAAATAGAGTTTCAATGAGTGGAATACGAAACGGGAATGCGAGGCTAACAGAATCACAAGTGTTGGAAATAAGATCGCTTCATGCGAAAGGAAATATTGAACACCTTGATCTTGCGGAAATGTATGGGATTGCCCGATCTGCAATAACAAGAATCGTCAATAGACAACGGTGGAAACATATTTAATCACAATCTAAAATTCAAATGTCATGGCAACAGACACAGTGGGCAAAAAAGAGCCAGTAGCGACAAAGAACCTTTTCGGTAAACCGAAAGAGGCAACAGCGGTCATCTATAGGATGATACACGAAAACAAAAGAAAGCGTCCTGACACACCACGCTTTCCACCTTACAAAAGATTTCCCAATTACGATGTGATTGTGGAAGAAACCGGAACCAGAGCGATCAGATGGTTGCCTGGGGAAAAAAGTATTTATGTGGACGAGCAGGAAGCGAATGGTCGCGTAATACCTGAATCGACACTGAACAACCCTAACAACCGCTTTGAAATTATCGACGGCGACGTAAACGTTAAGCCGCACGAAAAGACAAAGATTGAGTTCTTGGACAAATGCAACCGCAACGCGGACAGCAAGCATCGCACTGGAAAACAGGAAGCGATTTTTGCCAAGTACACGCCGGACCGCGAAGCAAAAGAACTTGTCGAATTGCTGAATAAAAAAGCGGAAGCGATGAAACTTGCCCAATCAGCAGACGACGACCAACTGGTGTACCATGTGAACGAATTGAAGATTCGTCTGATAGACGATGAAACCGGACAGAGCCGTGAAGAATCTGCTATTCGCGCAGACTACTTGGCGGTAGCGATTGATGATCCGAAACGTTTCTTGGACACATTTGACAACGACGAATTGAAGGACAAGGCTGCTATTAAAAGAGCCATTGCAAAACAAATAATTTCAGTTGCCCTTATTCCAGGCAAGATTGCGTGGACAGAAATAAACGAGGCGATATGCGATCTTGAAGCCGGAAAAGCACCCGTTGAAACACTGTATGCGCTGGGCAAAACAAAAGCAGGCGCAGCCATGATGAAGCGGTTAAGGGAACTGTAAAAGCAGTTCTTTACATTGAAAAACCATTGTTCAAATTAAGTCCTTACTTAACTGTAGGGACTTTTTTCTAAAATCTAATATCTGATGGCATGGAGCGTGGACGACATATTTTCCTTCAGCAAGCACCTAATCAACAAGGCGCAACGCGGCGAATATACACCCGCAGCTTTTTATTTATTCTGGAATGCAGAGCAACGTTCATTTCAGCAGGATTTGTTGGGCAGGTTTCAGGAAGCAAAGCAAAATCACGGCGCAGGCGTTATCGTAAATACGCCCGTACTCAAATCCCTTACGCCGTTCATTAAAAAAGTAACCGTCGTTCCGGCAAGCGGCGTGGTGGCGTACCCATCAGATTTCAAATCAGAACTTGCCCTTCGCGCCAATGGATACCGCGTGATTCACTTTAACCCGAACCAGCGCACCGCAATAACCGATAGCGTGATAGACCCGCCAAGCGTTGCGGACAACAAATACTACTACACCGAATACAATAATGGCTTTGAAGTGCTGCCCGCAGCGACCCCTTCTGTGATAATAGATTACATCGCTGATTGCAGGGATGTGGTATGGGGATACATCAACGATGCGGCAACGGATCTTCCGACATACAGCGCAGGGACAAGTACGCAGCCGCAGTGGAACAATGGCGACGTAGCGGAGATTACAAAGCGCACACTCAAACTATTGGGCGTACACTTTTCAGACAGAGACTTTACCAATTTTGGGCAGTCAGTACAAAACGCAGGTAAATAATGGCAGTCGCATACACGGTAAAAATGTTGATTGAAAGGATTCGCATACACATGGCGAATAATTTTCCGTCCGATGAAAGTTCGCTGTCGATCAATCAGGTATTGCTCCACGTTAGTCAGGCGTTATCGTTTAACATGGTGGGGCAGGTTTATGCGGGCGCAAAGCTGGAAGGGCTGCTTGATATGCCGGAAGGCTATCTGGCAACCTATTCACTCACGCTGACAAAAGATGAAGCGACGCGCAACTGGTACGGGGATCTTCCGCACCCGCCCGTATCGCTGCCCATCCACACGGCTATCAAGGAAGTGTATTTCGCTTCTTCAGCAGAAGGACAAAGCGACTCTGTAATGCTCATTAAGGGCAGGCGTGTTGCATTCCGCAGGTTCATGCCGCTACCAAATGGCAACCGCGCATGGCTTGACGGCAGCAGAATCATTGTCGCATCAAGCAACGGCAATGGGTTTTTAGATAAAACATTGTACGTGCGCATGGCGAAGTCGCGTGTGACCGACATTACCGAAGATTTGAATATTCCAGATGATGCAATCGAAGCGATTTTTACCAGCGTGACCAAAAAATTATCAGAGCGATTCAATACACCGCAGGACGTTGTGAAAGACGATGTGCCCGCAGGAAATAAAGCAGGATAGACATGAATGACATCAGACAATATATTCCCTTAATGCAGGTAGTGGCGATGGCACTCGACGAGGATCAAAAGGAAGACATTGACCGCTATTGGGTTTTTGGATTTCGCGCATTAAACGATATTCACCGCAGGTCAACAGCGGAACCAAAATCTGCCCGTCTGCCTGTATCTGAAAATGGTACGGTCACTATTCCAAGTGATAGTATCAAGTGGACAAAGGTAGGAGTGATGGGCGACGATGGACACATTGTAACGCTTGCCATCAACAATTCGCTGACAACATTTCGCTCTACCAATCCTGCCCGTCTGGATAAACTTGGTGCAGATGTGCAAGATCCACTGCCCGACGATGCTTACTTCCTGAACTACTTTAACGGCACTTCGTATTCGCAGATAGGGTGCAATAACGGACAGTTGCTTCAGCCAGGGGAATTCAAAGTGGACGAAACAAACAACATCATTGTCCTGCCTCCTTCATACGCATACAGCGATATTTATTTGGAATATATCAGCGCACCACAGCGTGATAAGGACTATCAGATTGAGCAGTGTTGTCAGGAAGCGGTGATTGCTTTTATCCGCTGGAAAGCAAAGACAGGACCGGAAGTGGATTACTATAACAGGTTGCGGGAAGCACGAAGAATGCTTGCCCCTATACGCTTGCAGGTCATCAATCAAGTTATCAGAGAAAATCACGGTTGGAAAATCAAGGCATAAATTAAATGGTAATAGTAAGAGACTTTTCTGGTGGTTTGGACATGGATTCTCACGCCCCGCGTGTGGGGCGAAATAATTACGTTGATAGCCTAAACATTACACACAATGCAAAAAACAAAGCAGGATCAATCTTCCATCTGGTCGGAAATCGCGTTGTTGCTTTTGCAATGCCGACAGGAACCAATGTCTGCATCGGGGCAAAGGCAGATGTCCTTCGCAACCGAATTATCTTCTTTAACTGGAACAGCGCAGGGAATCACTTCATTGCCAAATTCGATAAAGATACCCGTACTATAACAAAAATACTGGAAGACTTAACCGACACCAATGATATTGCGGTGTTGAATTTTCAACGAAACTTTCGTGTAAATGACATTGATATTATTCATAGGGACGAGGACGGTGACTTGCTTTTTTTCAATGACGCTTATAATGCGCCGTTTGGCTTTAATATAGATACCATTTCGGATTACATTGCTGGTGGCGTAACCGACGATCTTGTGCATCTTGCAAAGCGACCGCCACTTGACCCACCTACACCTGTATATGCTTCAGATGAAAATGTGGAAGTAAACAGCCTTCGCAACAAACTGTTTCAGTTTAAGTATCGTTGGGTTTATAAGGACGGGTACAAGTCTACGTGGTCGCCCATCTCAAAAGTTGTGCTGCCCATCAGCGGATACAGTGTAGTAACAGACACTAATCCATCTGAAAACAATGTCATTGAAGTGCAGCTCAATGGTGGCGGTGCGGACTACCAAAAAATAGAAATCAGTATGCGTGAATCCAATGGGACAACGTGGGGCGACTTCTATTTGGTGGACAGTTTAGACAGGGATGACTACAGTATTTCGCCTGAAGATACCTACACCTATAACTTCTACAATGACGGCGCGTACACTGTGCTTAACCAGGAAGAATCCGATTTACTGTATAGTTATATTCCGCCCAAAGCAAACACACAGTCCATCGTAGATGGTAAGTACATAGTGTATGCGGGCATCACGGAAGGATATGATACGATTCCGCGCAGTGAAATTAACGTGCAGTTATCTACGCGACTGATTGATACCAGCCCTAACGAAACACCAACTTCACCGCCAAGTTTAACGTACACCACATTGAGTACGCCCTCTGGGTCAAGCCCAACTGACTACAAGTTGTTCCTATACATCGGGGCAAGTGTTTCAGGCGGGTGCGTGTACCATGCAGGGTTCATAACTTCTCCAATAAGCGGTGTCAGCTACACGCTGAATGCACAATATATAGCACTCAATACTGATACAGTAACAGATGTGCGCAGCGGATTGATTGCAGCGATAGATGCGCAATTGGGACCAAACTTCACGGTGCAGGTAAATGGTGCTGACAGTATAAAAATTGAAACAAACGTATTCCCAAGCGTCGGCGGCGGATTGTATAACAGTATTAATGTGTATGCTGTCGGTCCGTCAGCAACACAGGGAAGTACATCAGTGTGGAAGTGGAATTCGCGCTATCGCTTCGGCATCGTGTATTACGATAAGTACGGACGCACCAATGGCGTTATTTCGTTTGTGACTTCTGAATCGGACGTAACTGATTTTGCGGTAGTGATACCCGACTTTGCCGTGTATTCTGGCAACAGTTATGCGCCACGCATTGCGGTCGTTACAGCATCCATCGGGCATGAGCCTCCTGAATGGGCGGTATCAATGCAATGGGTACGCACTAAAAACTTATCGGTAGCCAAGTATGTGCAGTATATCACTTGTCAGGTTGATCTTGACGACGATTATATTTACTTGTGTATTGCAAACCTTGACCAATTCAAACTCGATAATACGGGATTCGTTCCATCTTACGACTTTGTGAAAGGAGATCGTGTACGTGTAATGACTAATATAGATACTTCTGATTCAGGCAACATACATTACAGCGAATCCTACACAAAGGATGATTATGAAGTTATCGGGGTGGTTTCGCGCCCAGTAACCGCAGCAGGTGTAGACGGGGTAGGACGGTTCCTTAAAGTTCGTCGCCCATCTATAGCTAAGACATACAGCACATTCCAGTTAATAGAAATATACACACCCGCGCTTAGATCAAGAGATGACGAGCAGGTTTTTTATGAGTTCGGTCAGTCATACCAGATATACACCGATGATGACGGCAATCGCCTTCACACGGGCAGCAAGGCAGATCAAACCTTGTCGCAGCCTGCACAGTACGAATTCAGAGAAGGTGACGATTATTTTAAATTCAGAAGAATATACAGCTTCGTGCTTGCGGGGGGTACTGGCAACTTTATCTTCTCTATGATGGATGCCAATTATGCCGACTATTGGAGTAGTGCGGTAAGTTCAAATGGTCGCCCGCTGGTTATAGATGAAAATGCCAAGCAGGTGTACGATCCTGCCCTGATACGTTTTAGCCAAGCATACGAAGAAGGCACAAGCATCAATGCGATTAATATTTTCTACCCATTAAACTACATACGCGCAATCAGAGATTATGGGGACATCAAGAAGATATTCCCCTGGAATAACGATCTGATCGTTTGTCAGAAATTCAAGATTGGTCATTCGCCAGTATTCCAGACCGTAGTACAATACGTGAATGGACAGGATACCGTTGTGTCGGACAGGCTGCTAAATCCTGTTCAATACTTCAAAGGGCAGTACGGCGTTGGCGACTATGCGAACAGCGTTGTAGTGACAGAGAGCGCGATTTATTTCTGGGACAGCAACCGAAAAATCAATTGCAGAATATCGCAAAGTGGTATTGACCCTATCTCAAAACAGAACAACGCTAACGCTTACGCGAACCAGAACTGTGTTGCCCGCAATGTACATGGCGTGTACGATTCGGAAAATGATGTATATATGACGTTCTTTGATGTTGTGCAGGATGTTATTGCAGCAACAGCAATAGCGTGGAATGAAAGGCGTAAGTCGTATGAATCAAAATTAAGTCTCGACCCAGAAATGGCCTGCGAAATAAACGGATTGGTTTGCACATGGAAGAACGGTGCGCTGTGGACGCATGATGACGAAGAAAACCTGAACTCGTTCTTTGGCACAGTGTACGAATCGTATGTCGTTCCGGTATTTAATGACGAAGGTTCAAAGAAGAAAGTATTTGAAAACCTTACGCTATTGTCCGGCGCAGCATGGGACGTACCTACGATGGAAACAAATGTGAAATCGTATCTGGAAACAGTGCAGGCTTCTTATTTAAAGGAAGCATCGTTCGTTCCCAGTGAGGGCGAATTTCATGCAGCGATACCGCCCGACAGCAATTCGCCAGGGGCAAGGGTAAACGGCGCAGCAATGAAAGGGCAGTGGCTAAAAGCAAAGATTCGCAAAGAAGTACCCACAGTGTACTCTTACTTGTCCGCTGTGATTTTAAACAATGAAATATCTCCGAAGAGCCCATGAGTAAGATAAATTATATTTCAGGACAAGAACTCGGATCGGCTGTGTATATACGGGAAGCGTATATCACTCACGTTAGGTTCGCAACATTCCTATGTAAGTGTGGCAAGGAGTTTACCGCAAGCGTGTCGTCCGTTAAAAGTGGGCACACCAAATCATGCGGCTGCTATTACAAAGAATCGCGTGGAAAGGCTATGATTACACACGGCGCAACGATGGTAAAAGGTTCTCCATATAAATCTTGGGAGGGCATTAAAGGGCGCTGCCTAAATCCTAATCATAGGGATTACCAAAAGTATGGTGGCAGAGGCATTACGATGTGTGATGCGTGGGCTAACTCATACGAGCAATTCGCCGCAGACATGGGACCGCGACCATCATTGAAACATAGCGTGGATAGGATTGACAACGATAAAGGGTATTACAAAGAAAATTGTAGATGGGCAACACAGAAAACGCAAAACAGAAATCGTCGCATCAACGTCCTCATAACGTACTTGGGTAGGACACAGACAATGGCGGATTGGTGCGAAGAATTAGGCGTTAAATACAAGATGGTTCAACGTCGGATAAAAGAAAATGGGTGGAATCATATTGATGCACTCACGACACCATTACAACAGAAATATTCACATAAAAACCAAACATTATGCCATTAGGAGCCGGTGCAATCGTCGGGGGCGTTCAAGCGTTAGGGGGGATGCTTCAGGGCATCATAGGTTCTTCCCGCGCCCGTAGGACACAGCGGGAGTTGGAGAATTTGCAAACCCCAACAGAGCAATCGAATGCCGCAGTGAATAATCTTTACGCGGGAGCGAATGCCGACCCATACAGTTCGTCGTTTTATAAAATGCAGCAGCAGAATGCAGGTCGCGCAACCGTCAATGGCTTGCGTGGTGCGCAGGACAGGCGTGGTGGGCTTGCTATTGTGGGCAATCTGGTGCGTGGTCAGAATGATGCGCTATTACGTGCAGGGGCAACCGCAGAACAACAGCAGCAGCAGAGGCTTGCCCAAGCCACAGGATTTAAAGTACGCGACGACCAGCGTTTATTCGACATCAATAAAATGATGCCCTACCAAAAGAAGTTCGGACTGCTTGCCCAGAAAGCATCGGGCGCAAACCAACTTGCCAATGCGGGGTGGAAAAATCTTTTCGGCGGGTTGCAGACAGCGGCGATGGGCGGTGTAGGCGGCGGCGGAAAGAGCAGCGGGACACCAAATTATTTGTCATACGGAGAAGGTGAATAACAAAAAATATTCTTAAACAAAATGCAGTACGGGATTCCCCATATACCAAGAGATTTATATACCGCTGGCGCAGTGGTGGTCGACAGTCGCCCGCTTGCCCAAATGCTGTACATGGAAAACAAGCAAAGACTTGCAAGGCAGCAGCAGGAGGACAAAGAACTGGATAAATTAACGCAGGGTTCGTTAGGCGGCGTGTTCGCCCCAGACCAAGCCGATGCCGTTAAGAAGTACCAGACATGGCATGATTCGCGTACAAGAGTATTGCATGATAAGAAATTGCGTAGGGATCGTGTGGGCTATGCGCAGGCGCAATCAGAAGAAAAGAAAAACTTTCAGGACTTCATGGACTTTGCTGCCAAAAGCAAGCAGCGTCATGAATTCGTAAAAGAAGTTCGCGGGCTAAAGCCTGATGAACGTGACGATGCGTATGGTCAGAACTTGCAAGCGTACTCCAAAACACCAATGCTGAAGTTGCCGGAAGATCTGTCGAATACCGACACATATAGATACATGGGGTTGGACTACGATGCGACTAAATTAAATGAAACGGCAAGGGGCAAAGAGGTAGATGCAGAAATGGACGGCGGACCATCTGCCCCAGAAAGCATGACCAAAAAAATAAACATCTACAGTAGGCGCGAAAACAATCCTGCCCAGATGGAATCAATATACTTTAATGCGGCATCGGAGCAAAAGGGCAAAAAGTATTTACGTGCGCAAGCAGCAATGCTTACGCCCGACACAATGAATCAAATTGACGAAGCGATTGCAAACGTTCCTGACGATGTATGGAAGGTGATGGGCGGTAAAGCAGATTTATCAGTGAAGCATCCTGAATTACCTGAAAGCGTTGCCGCAAATTATCTTGCCAAAAAAACTTTTCTCGAAAACCTGCCCCGCCTGAAGAAAACGGAAGACAGACTTGATGTAGATAAGAAAATGAAAGCCGACCAAGCATTCACGGAGAAGATGGCGAAGATGAAACACAAGTGGGACACCGATGAAATCTACTTAAAAGATTCGTTGGAAACAGCGAAAGGTGCGGATGCGGATAATAAGATTGAAGGGTATATGCAGCAGTTGGAATCGGAAGCGAAAGCAGCAGGTATAAAGCGCAAGGATTATGATATTAAGAATGGTAAGGAAATAAACAATCATCCATACGTTCTTGCCCCACTTACATCAACGCTTGCAAAAGCATTTGAGCGCGTCGATAAATACGGCTACAAAGTGCAGCCGCAGGAATTGGGTATCGACGATAAGGGAAACTTCATACCGATATTTTACGAACAGGAAGTTATAAAAGAGAAGGACGGGAAGGGCAAAGAAACAGGTAAAGAATCGTTGCAATTCAAAAAAGATAAAAATGGTTCAAACTTTATTGATAGAACGTTATCGAAACCTATTCCCCGCGCACTTGCGAAAACAGACATTGCTAATGCCTTCCTGACACCTAAGTTGACAGAAGCAGCAATGCCTTCGCCTGCGGGATCAAATGCTTCGCCAAGCAGTGCGCCCACCAAAACAAAAAAGACAACCGTAATAAAATTAAAGACTGGATCATTAGATAGTTTGTAAATGACTGAAGAACTTATACAGGAAGCCCCGACACAGGAACAGCCACAGCAAGCAGCCCCGCCACCGCAGGAACCACCTGCTAAAAGAAAGTTGTATGACAATCTTAATGGAGCAGGATTCTACACGAAGTCTTACGAAGATTTTGATAAGCAATTCAGCACACCAGAAAAAAGAGAAAAACTATACAACTCATTAAGCGGGGCGAAGTATTACACCAAGTCCAAAGATGAATTTGAAAAGCAATTCTTCAACGACCCGATACCGCAGGAACCGCCTGCCCCAGAAGAAATACCGACAGTAGATACTATTCGCCAATTGCAGCAGCAGGCGGATACATTGCCGAAGGATACAAATGTGACGACCAACATGGCGGGCAATCAATTAACGATTGTTGCCGATACAACTGGCGCAGAAAAACAGAAAGAAGCCCAAACGCAATTGACTGACAAACTCGCTGACACAGCGAAAGAATGGGGCGTAGATAAAACAGACCTGAAAGATGCCGTTAAAAACTTCCCGCATTATAGTGATGAAGGCGTCAAGAAGATGGCGCAGTTGGCGAAGGAAAACCCAACACAATACACGCGCTTTGTCGCCGGAAGCCTATTGCAGAACACGCTTGCTAAAGCAGGCGCAGAAGTTCCCCACGAAGTAAAAATGTATGATGAACAGGGACACAAGTTGTCATCCATTGGCGCAGCGAATAAAGTGAATCAGTTGATGGACGTTCACGATGTCGCACAGCTTGCCCAGAACGTACCATTACAGCAGCAATTAATAAACACCTACACAGTAGGAAATGCGATTGCCCGTAAAGATGCAAATGAAGCACTTCGTTATTCGCAAGCCCCGCTAATAAATACACTTGACAATACCGTAATGGAAGAATACCAGAAAAGCGGTATGCAGGGATTGTTGAATAAGTATCAGTTCGCGGGATTGCTTACGGAAAAATTATTCGATCCGCAGCAATACGAAGAAGATACGAAGATGCTCAATTATCTGGGTAGCACAGATGGACAGAAAGATTCAAAAGAAGGCGTGTATGATTTCAAGCGTGGTGCAGAGCAGTTGAAATGGAAGCTGGAAGCAAGCGGGCGCGAAAACGACCAACGGTATTTGGCGGAAAACAAAATTGAATTAAATAAAAATATTGAACATCTCGCAGGTGAAGTAAAAAAACAAATCGAATCTGCCCAGACAGACGAAGAAAAACAGTCGCTTGTTGACGCTTTCAATCAACACCCGATGGTGGGTGAAATGGCGCGTTTGGAAGGTGCTGAAGAAGATCTTCGCAATGCCGTTGGAACAGATGAACAACGCTTCCCGATGCGGGCAACAGAAGCAGCAGACAGGATTGTGCAGGAAGCAAGTGATGACGATGGATTTTTTGGTTCCGCATGGAAGATGATAAAAAGATTCCCTGCAAGTGCTGGTAAGATTGCCGACGAAACGGCTGGATGGATACAGAATGCTTTCATCAATATGCTTGCCACGCGAGAAGTGCAGGCGGAACTTAAAATACACAACATTGGGCACTCAAAATCATACGACAACCTATTCTTTCAACCACAGTCGTATTCCGGCGTACAGCGTCCCTTCGATATTCCAAAATCAGTAGTGAAGGGTGTGCAGGACATCCTCAATGGTGACTTGCCCGACATACAGAAGAAGGCCGCAGCAATGAAATACGTGCGCGACAATCAGGATAAGATAACTGTCAATCCGAATGCGGGTCAACACAACTGGACATTCAAATCTGGGTTAAATGCGGGGCTTGATATGGTTGGTGCAATTGTCGGGATAGGTATGCAGTCTATGGCGATGGGCAATGTCGCGGGTGGCGCAAGTAAGATAAAGAATATGATTACTGCGTTCACGCCAATGTTTATGAGTATGCAGCAGGACTTATATGGCAAGGCAGTAGCTAATGGCGAGAATGACCCGTACTTGAAAACAACCGCTGAATCTGCCATTGTTTCTATGGCAGGTCTAATCGGGGGCAATACTCCCGCTAAAGTTCTTCGCGGGATGCTCGGCAAGCAAAAAGTTGTGGGCAGGATTATCGCTGGAATGGACGACCAGACGATTCAGAGTATTTTATCAAAAAACAAGAAATGGGTAAGCCAAATTGGAGAATTCGCAAAGGGGTCAGCGAAGCAGTTAGGACTTGCAAGCACACAGTATGGATTAATCGCGCCTGTTGCAGAAACCGCTTTCCAAAGAAATTATCTCGGAGAAGATGTTGACCTGAAGGGTAAGATAAAAGACGGGATGATAAATACGTGGGTAACGATGGCAATACCTGCGTTGTTTCATGGTGTGCAAAGTGTACGGGCAACGAATGTGTCGCCCATGCAAAGGCTATCCATATACGAAGCGGCATTGAATTCTAAAAACAGATTGGAGATTATTGCCCTTCAGGAAAAAGCCGGACAACTTTCAGAAGTGCAGGCGCATCAAATGAGAACTATCGTTGAACGTGCAGCCAAAGCATTGAAGGAACTTCCTGGTGATAAGAAGATGACCGAACAGAAACGTGCGGACATCGTATACAACATGGTGCGCAAAGAAGCACTCAAAGGAAGACTAAAAGACGCGAAGACTGATTTACATAAGTCAAATATCGAAGCGAAGATTGATGAAATTGATGCAGAGATTTCCGACATCAAAAAGGCAAAGGTTGAAGAACCGAAACCTGAAGAAGCTGTTGAGCAACCTACAGCGAATGACCTGTCCCCTGAAGAACAAAAAGTAATTCAGGCTATTCAGGAAACAATGAAGGACCGCACCGACATGGGCGGCAAAGTCATTTACGAAGCATCGCTTGACCCTGCAAAGCAAAAGGAGATAATTCAGAACCTTCTCGATCAATCAGTAGATGCAGAATCGTTCATGGACATGGCAAATGTCGATGTGCTTGACGCAGTGTATATGCTTCAGGAGAAAACCGGACAGGAAAGCGCATACAAAACGCATGAAGAACTCGGCGTGGATACAGGAGATATAGGAATGGTTGCCCCACCAGAGAAGAAGTCGGGCGTTTCTGTTATCATGCCTGGGGAACAAAGGAATATTCCGACCACTACGATTGAGCCAAAGACAGTACATACTTCATCTGTGGCGAAGGTGCGCGAAAAGGTTAGCCCGCTAAGCGAAGAACCAGTAAGCCAATTTGAGGGCAAGCCGATAGCGCAAGAAAAGGTTGGTTTCAATAAAGACACCAAAGGCAATAAGCCTTTCGTTACTAAAAGCGGTAAGCAGAAAGTAATTTTCAGGAAGGGTAAAATGGTAGTGAAGAATATCAACGGATTGCCAGTTAGCCGCGCAACTGCTCGGAAGGCGGTAGATGAATACTTTGAAGCGTTTGAATTCAATCATGGCGAGAAGGCGAAGGTGGACGATAATTGGAATATGTTCGATCCTGACATTCAGGGGTACGTTGCCCAATCAAGTGAAAACCCGTATGAGATAGCATCTATATATGGTATGCAGCAACCCGTTAGTATGCTAAATACCAAAGAGATGATGATTGCGGAGTACGGTATGGGTAAATTCAAGCCTGAATCATTCTATCAGCATGGCGACAGGAATTTAATTACTGCGGACTTGGCTAAGAATTACTTCCCTAAAAAGAATAACTTAGCGGAGCAGAGAAGGGCAGCCGATATTGATGCGACAGCAAAAGAGATGTCCGACCATTATGGAGTTGAAATTACGCCGCAAGATATTATCGACTTCATGGTTAAGCATGAAAAAGGTGTAGAGGCTGCACTTCAAATGGTTGATTCAGACGCTAAGTTTTTAGCAGAAAAGAGTTTCAAGGAATTAACTGGAATAGAACTTACTCCTGAAGTTGCTAAGAAGGTAATTGACAAGGAATACAACAAACTTTCAAAAGTAGAGCAGGAACTTGCTCAACAAGAATATGAAACAGCCGAACAACTCCAAAACGAATACTGGGAAGCCTACGAAGCCACTGACGGATTTACAAAAGAAAGTTCTCCTTATTCAGTTGAACAAACAGGCAAAACTAAAGAAGGCGACCCCGCCGAATTCATAGGCATCACGCATGAGCAGATGAACGAAGTTGCCCGCGAACTCGGTCTGCCTGAATACGAAAAATCCCCAGAGAAAGAAGCCGATTGGATTGCTGAAGCCAAGCAGCGTGTAACTGACGGTGAAATGCCCGCGTTACTGGACAAGATGCGCAACGGTGAAATGATTACCGCAGTCGAACAAAAGATGATCGGCGTATATGCAGCCGACCTTAAAGCCAAATTAAATAAAGATCCAAAAAACGATTCACTGCTTGCAGAGTGGAAGCGTATGCGCAACCTTTCTGACATTGTAGGTGGAAGATTTGCTGGACAATCGCTTCGCGCCCGCCAGGGAATCATGCCCGTTGAAGAAACCGTTGTGGACTTTATGACCCGCAACATGGAAGAAACAAACGTGGACAGGCTTACCGATAAACAGAAGGAAGATAATATTCGTGAGAACGAAGAAATCACCAGCGCAAAAGAGCAGTATGAAGCGAAGATTGCGAAACTGGAAGCAGAAGTCGCCAAAGCAACAGCAGAGCGTAAAATAAAAGAGCAGGCTAAGAAAGCGAAGAAAAATAAAACGCATGAAGATTATGTTGCGGACAGAAAAACACTGAAAGAAAAGCTGCGTGAAGCCAAACTTTCGCATGAGCAGAAGATGAAGGATATGGGCATACACAAACAGGGTATTGCCCCAACGCTAACAGGCGACATGATAAAAATAATCGCAAAGATTATCGAAAGCCATGTCGATGAAGGTGTGAACAACCTTGCCCATCTTATCAAAAAAGCGAAGCTGGAAATTCAGGAAGAACTACCTGATATAACAGACGAGGACATACGCGACATATTTACCGGAGAATTCAACGAAAAGAAAAGCAAAAATCAGTTGTTGTCTAAAAGATACGAACTGATGATGGAAGCGAAGTTGCAGAAGAAACTCGAAGCGTTGATGGCAACGGGGAAGAAAGCGAAGACTGAAAAACAGAAGCGCATCTACAACAAGGAAGTAACGGAACTGAAGGATAAGGTTAAGGAATTGGAGAAACAGATAGCAAAAGAGGAAAGGGAAAGCAAGGAGCCGAAAACAGTAGAAGAAAAAGAAGCATCTGCCCTCAAAGCAATCAAAACCCGTACACAGAAACAGCTTGACCATATACAGGAACAGTTGAATACCGGAAACTTTACAGAAGATGTAAAGAAAAATATTCCGTTGGACAAAGAAGCGCGTGAACTGAAGGACAAGTTGATGGACTTGAAGATTCAGCGCGAAACCAGAATACTGCGCGAAAAATATCAGAATCAATCTGGTCTTGAAAAGACAGGACAGTTTGGTTTGGAACTTGCGAACCTGACCAGAACCATCATGTCATCAACGGATTTATCTGCACCGTTCCGTCAGGGATTGGTCGCTTTTGTCGCCCACCCGATTGTGGGTATTAAATCATTCGGAAAAATGCTTGGGGCGGCAGTATCGCAGAAGCAGGTAGACAGATTCTTCTATGACCTGCACAATAGCGCGGACTATCATTTGATGGAGCAAACTGGATTGGGTATTACCGACCCGCTGAATCCGAAACTGACAGCGAAGGAAGAAGCGTTTATGAATAACATTGCCCAGAAAATACCTATTGCGGGAACTGTTATCAAGGGTTCTGAAAGGGCATACGTAATGTTCCTGAATAATATGCGTGTTGAAGTTTTCCGTCAGGGTAAGACTGCATTCGAGGCTAACGGTAAGACAATGGAAAATAACCCGCAGTTGTATAAGTCTCTTGCGGACCATATCAATAATATAACAGGTCGCGGTAAACTTCATCCGAAACTGGAAGGTAGTGCGCCTGTGTTGAATGCGTTTTTCTTCTCGCCCCGTCTGATGGCATCAAGACTGAACTTGCTGACCAACTTTATGAACCCACGTTGGTACAAGAGAACACCTATCGAAGTTCGTAAAATGTATTTCAAGGACATGGCTGCTTTCACTGTTGCAGGCGTTGCGCTGATGGGATTGTCGAAACTTGCGTTGGGCGACGATCTGGAAACAGACCCACGCAGCACAGATTTCTTGAAGTATAAATCCGGCAATGAACGTATTGATGTGTTGGGCGGGTTCCAACAGTACCTACGCGTAATTGCACAAGTATTGTCTGGCGAAAAAGTACGCAACGGGAAGGTGACTAAACTGGACGGCAAGGGTGCATTTGGCGAAGACAAGGTAGATGTGGCGATGCGATTTATGCGAGGCAAACTTGCGCCAAACGTTGCCCTTGCGACAGATATTATCGCAGGCCGCGACATGATGGGCAATGAAATAAAATTAACGGAATGGAATCCTGACGGGAAGAAGGAAAAGGGAATTGGCGACTTGGCTGGAACATATCTGCTACCAATGACCGCTACGGACATTAAACGTGTGTTTGATGACAAGGATATGCGGGCAGTGGGTTTGTTGGCATTGGCGGTGTTCGGGGCAAGTGTGCAGTCTTTTGACCGACCTGCGCCAAAGTCAACGGGAAGCAGCAAGCCAACAAAAGTCAAGCATCACAGACCAAAAAAATACAGTTAATAGGAACATCTATAATAGAATTTTAACTTTGAAAAACCCCAATATCCAATGGCATTCAACGGCGACTTCACCATAGCTGCAACTACATCTCTTGGATCGGTATTAGTGACAGATACTTCAACCGGAACCGATGCAGGTCTGACGGGCAGACAAATCTTCATTTACAAAGCAGACGGCGAACTATTTACGCCCGCTATTGATTGGGATATAAACGACAGTACGAAAACCGTTGCCATTCTGGACAAGGATTATGCCCTTAATATAAAGGTCGAATGGACTTCATCTGCTCCGCTTGCTGCCCCGTCCACCTATTCTGCCGAACAAATATTTGCGTACACCAAATTCGGATGGAATGAGTATTCGCAGTTGACAAGGTTGCAGACTTCGCAGCCCGACAGCATGAGTGACAGGGATTATTACTTCTACAAGATGCAGATGGAAGTGGAACTGACAGGGGCAGAGATTGCCGTGAGTGCACTGATGGAAGATCGGTACGCCGCCCAAAGGTGTATTGACCGCAGCCAATATCTTATTCAGAAAAAACAACTCTTTTTCTAATGGCATCACAATTAAAAACAATAGCGCAAATCATTGACATCGCCAAAATCAGTCAGGTTTTGGCTGCTAATAATGTCGGTGGCGATATTTCAAAATTCGGGAAAGCCCCAGACACCAGCATCCATACGAAAATTTATATGGAGCGCAAGGCGGTCGAATTCCTGTATGACTTTCATCCTGCCGAAAGCTACACCAGACGGGCGGCGGATTACCTGTATGCGTTGTGTTTCCCATTTAATAAAGAAGCTGAAAAAATTCAATCTGATTTAGCGCAAGATCCGCCTACGGTTACAGGACCATCCGACGCAACCGTTGCAGAGGGCGCAACAGCTTCGTTTACCATTGTCGTTACAAGCGCACTCGCATATACTGTGAAGTGGTTTAAGGACGGCGTACTCATACCAGGGGCAACATCAACAACATATTCATTCACCGCAGCTTTAGGCGATTCCGGCTCAAACTACAACGCAGTAGTAACCAGCGTAGCAGGAAGCGCGATAAGCGTAAATGGACTATTAACCGTGACAACAGTACTGACAGGAAGCGTGTACGTGGGCGACACCGATTACACGGCGAATCTGCTAATCGGATTTGATAACGTGGATTACATCGACACCTTCAACATTGAAGATGGCGAACCGTTAAGTATCAGCCTGCCGACTTCAGGTGAGTTGGGCAACAACAGATTCCACGTTTACAGGTATCCGAAGGCGCAGGGCTTGAAGGTGACATGGTACAATACTCCGGTAAACAATGGTCAGATTCCGGATCAGGCGTTTATCGACGACGGCGACGGTAACATGATTGAAATAGGAGATTATTATTACATAGTGAGCAGGGGACAAATATCTGTGGATGTAACAGTACCGATGATATTTTCGTAGGGGGCAACATATATTTAAGTTCAATATCCAATCGTTCAAACCAATGAAAAACCTTTTCTTAGTCATCGTTATGTCCATTCTGGGCATAACTGCATTCGGGCAAACCTACAATCCAACGCTGCATGTCGCAGTAAACAAGGGATTAGGAGTGGCTACCGCCGCACCTTCAGATGCGCGTTCCATGTATTACGATGCGACAAACTTTGTGTATCGCGCTTACGTGAATACGACAGAAGTGTTGTCCTACCTCAACCTTGCGAAGTACCGCACAGGAGCATTCGATATTATCGTCAATACTGGTGGTACGCTCAATAGCGGTGTGATTACGGGCGGGACAAACTATGTGTATTATTTCCGCAATGGAACCGCCGACGCAAACCTTGTCCGCAAAAGCGATGTTATATCGGTAAACGGGCAGGTGGGCATTGCCGTCGTAAAGAATGCGGACAGTTTAAGAACATTGGCAATTGATACCGGAGCAACCGCAATGCGTGATGACTATGTTGTTGCTTTTGATTCCACAAATAGGAAATGGGTGCTGGCCGAGGCAAGTTCGGGGACAACCTACACTGCCGGAACAGGCATAGACATTACAGGCAGCGTAGTAGCCGCGCTGAACAGTACTGCCTTGTGGAATGCTTCGCAGATTCGTGGCCGATCCATAGAAACCGGAACACCCGCTACAAACGAAATTTTAAAGTGGAGTGGTACATCATGGGATTACGCCGAAGACATTGTTGTTGATTCTGGATATATAACCGGAACAGAAGATACGGTCCGTTTGATTATTGGCAACGGCGACACGGTGAAGATATTCAACATCGCATCCAAAGCCTATGCCGATAGTATCGTTGCCGCGATTGACCTTAACCCTACTCCGCAAACAGATCAAACGCTGGCGGGCATTGGTACAGGTGGCAACCCATTGCGTGTTGACACACTCAACTGGATTGCGACTATCAGTATGCTAAACGATGTCAACTATCGCATAGATACGCTGACCGTTACTGGTTCCGGCATAACCGAAGTAACTGCCGACCCATATACTTTCAACGGGACGGGCATAACGGGCGACACGCTCAAGATCGATACGGCAATAATGGCGACTGTTTCTTATGTAGACAATCTGCCAGGGATTACGCCGCCTGACGGATCTGAAACAATTGTCACCGCTGGCGTGGGTATCGCCAAAGCCGGAACGGGAACAATCGCCGACCCATATATTATTACGGCAACGGGGGCGGGCACTACCAATCCGTTCAATGCGCTGGACATCCGAAATTATGGCGGTGTAGCAAATGCCGTCACACCTGCATCTGGCGCGAATGCTACCGGAACCAACAGTACGCCCGCCCTTAATGCAATGCTACTTGCGGCGGGGTCAAGCGGCACACTATGCGTCGTTCCTGACGGTGAATGGCTGTTTTCTACTGCCCCAGATACCATTTCTACCAAGCGATTAAATCTTGTTGTCTACGGAAACACGCATCACAATCAAAATAATTTTATTGTCATCAAGAATGCTTCAGGTGCGTTTAGGCAGCACCGTTTTGCGCATTGGGGCATTGCGT